TCACTTTGCATTCTCCCTTGAGTTGCACACCTGCCTGTAGCGTGACACGCATTTCTGCAGGGCGTGACACGGATATTTGCAGCAGAGCGTTTTTCTGAACGCACCCTTGAAGCCCCCCTTGAAGCCCGTTTTCATGAATCTTCAACGGCAGGCCACACGACCTCCTCCACCAGCTCCACCCCTGCCGGTGCCAGCCTTTCATAGGCCAGGATTGCCCAACGGCCGTCTGCCGTCTGGTGGGGCTTCGCCCAACTTTCGGTGATACGCTGATCGGGTGGCACCTCCCGCCCGTTCCGGTACTCCGGCTCCCCCACGACCTCGGCCGCCGCCAGTGCCTCGGCCGCGACGATTGCGGCCCTGCTGCCCAGCCACCACGTCATCGGCCAAGATCCCGCTCGATGACGATGTCGATGCTGCCGGGAGCCGGTGCGCCTTCGTTCGATCCGTCCGGCCGGATGATCCAGAACTGGCCCTGATACCGTCCGGCCTTCAGCGTGTCGTCATCCTGCCAGTAGTAGACGGCCGCACCATTCTCGACCTGACAGCGCTGGCGGACGATGACTGGTCCATCATAGCCCCGCATGGAGAACTCCACCCGGCATCCCGTCAGGTCCACGAGGCCGGTGGCCGTAAGGAACTCGCGCCGCAGCACGGGGCTGGTGGCCCCCTGCTTGATGAGGAAGGTATCCACGTCTTTCTCCTTCGTGCCCGGCTCTCGTGTCCGGATATGACTTTGGCCGGTGGTGGCCACCCGCCCGCGTGGCAGGAAGACGCTGCGCAGGCGTCCCGACCCGATGAGGGGCGGCAGAAGTCCTCGCAGGACGGCCGGAACATAGGATCGTGCCCTGATGGCTCCCAGCAGCTGCGGCAGCATCGGTTCGGCGCGGGCCGTCGTGAAGGTTCGGGCAGAGGCATCACCCGCCAGACCGCCAAGATCGCCGTCGATCGTCGCGCGGGTGAATGTCCGCGCCGCAGCCGCCCCCCGAAGCCCCGGCATCGCGGATCGGATGACAGCCGTGACAGGCTCGACATAGACCATGGGCGGGGCTGTGCGGAACGGATGGCTGGCCGGGAAGCGATGGGCGAAGCCGAAGCGGTGCCCGAGGTAGCCCTGAAAGCGCTGGATGGTGTCCGCCGTGGCCGCTGGTCCAAGTGCCACAGTATAAGCCGCGCCGCCTCGCAGACCCCGGTTCATGTTGGGCGTTTGGCTCGGCCCCCATGTCCCGGCGTTGTAGGCAGAGGACATTTCCACGAGGGACAGGGGCAAGGGCAGGATCGTGTTCGTCGGGGGGCCGGCGTTCACGCTGGGCAGGATGCCCGAATCCACGAACCCTGTCTGGGACCGCAGACGCACCCGATCCGCCCCGCCGTCGGCATCGTTGCCCCATAGCGTGATGATCGCACTGTCCGTGTTCAGCTGGGTGCCGTCGCGGAACTGCATGACCATCGCATACCATGCAGGCTGGAACGGCGCGGCAGTGGCCATCTTCAGGCTGTTCACAGCATCGGGCCAGATCAATGCCGGGTGGATGCCCACGCGCCCGAATGGCACTTGAAGGCTAGCCACCGGCTGCACGAGAGGACGCACCCCCCAAAGGTCGGGAATCGCGGTTGCCTTCGCCCCTGCGCTGTCCAGCTGGGCATTCGCGTAATCCCACACCCCGCCGTTGGCACGTTCGGCGATCGGGACATCGTTTGGTGTCCAGGGGCGATACGGCATCAGGCGGTCGCGGGCATGGTCAGGGTGATGGCCGTGACCCGCATGCCCTCATTCGCGATCAGGTCGGGCCGGAGCGTTTCCATATCCCCGCCCCCCTTGTCGCCTGTGATGGTGCCTGCGATCTCCGCTGTTCCATCGGGAGACCGGATCGTGAAGCGTGTGGCGGTGCCCGCCGTCGTGATGATGATCTCGGGAATCGCCACGCCGGTGATGATGCCGTTCGCCGCCGCTCCGAAGGCCGGGTCTGCCAGCTGGACACTGGCCATCGCGGTCGCGCCCGCGTGGATGGTCAGCGTGCCACCAGACAGCCTTGCGCTGAGGGTGTTGGCCATAAAATTGCGAATAGCGGGATTGAGGGTGAGGGTCATTATGGCCTCCTTCAGGATGATGGATTCAGGGCGTTCAACGAGAGGGTGGATGTCAGGGCCGCACCCACGCCGTCGTATCGACCCCCGCGCGGCCCATCTTTGTGAACACGTCGTAGATGAGACGCAGGTTGTAGCGACCATGTGCGGGGTCGATATTGAACTTGAAGCCGGGTTCCAGCGTCAGCGGCATCAGGTGCGGGCTGATGCCATACAGGTGGCAAGTGACAGCGGCGTTGACCAGATGAAGGCCCGTGCCGGACACGCCAAGGCCCGGCTTACCCGTATTCGAGTCGATCACGTCAGGATCACCCGCGTTGACGTGGAACGGGTCTATGGTCATTCCGAGCGTGAATTCCTTATGACCATAGAGGTTGTTGAAGTAGGAATACCCGTTGCCCATGTCGGGTGCGTTCGGATCGAGCCGCGCCCGGTTGAACAGGTGGCCAATGGGGATAAGCCGGACGGGCTTTGCTCCATTGGGCCGAACGGCATTGCACAGATCCTGCGCGTCGATGTGGTGCTTGTCCACGACTGCGATGCGGGCGTCCAGATCGGCGTAATCGCGGTAATACTGCGTGGACATGATGACCATTTCACGTCCGGCCGCCCACGCTTTCTGCGCCCACCCCACCGCCTCTTGCGGACCGGCATCAAGCCGCCCGTTATTCACGATCAACAGCACTTCATAATTGCCCACCACATCCCATGCGTTGACAGGGCTGATGACGCTGACCTTCCGTTGAAGCCAGCTGCTTCCAGGCTGGGTGCTTTTCACGATCGGAACGGCGTTGGTCCCGAGGGCGAAACGGATCATGTAGCGCATCCCCTCATTCCCAAAGAGAACGTCCATGCCGCTGTTGCCTGATCCAATCGCCGTTGTCGTGAGCAGGTTCGCCATGCGGGTATTCAGGCTCGGCCCCTGATCGCTGCATATGACAGTCGCGCGGATCATGCGGGAAGTCCTCCGACGGGATAGGCGGTGATGCTGGCGATCTTGAGGGGCACGGTCGGCACGAAGGACCACGACCCGTTCAGGTTCTGGTTCAGCTGGTCGAAGATGGTGCCGTCCGTCAGGGTCCAGCGTAGATCGACCGGCCCCAGATTCTCCGCGATGCGAATGGTTTCTACAGGGCGGGTGTTGGGTGTGGCATTGGCCGCACGGATCAGGGACGACGCGGCGCTGCCCACCTCGAACTGTGGTTCATCAATGTGGGGCGAGGTTCCTGCCACCTTGTTGGCGACAGTGAAGGATACCATGCTGGACACGGCAGGGTCGTTGATCACGTCGATCGCGATGACCAGGCGGAACCGACCCTGATCGTCAAAGGGCGTGATCTTCACATCAAGGTCGGGGGGAGACAGCGCCACGACCGTGCCTGTCATGACGTTGATGTCGGCCCATCCCCTTTGAAGACCTCCGCTGTTCGTCCCCAGCTGGAACCGGAACACGTGACTGGCGCTCTCGGGGTTGTGCTTGAACAACAGGCTATTCTGCAAGCGACTGACGCCCGCTGGCAGCACAAGCTGTGGGTTGAAGTTGGGGCCGACGGTCTGGAAGGCCCCGATCTGGTACCAGTAGGCATCGAACCCCGAAAGTGTCTTGAAGGGGGCCACGATCTTGGTGGCGTTGGACGGGGAAATCGTGCCGTCCGTGGTCACGCCACCATGGGTGCCATTGCAAAAGTTGTTGCGCGTGGGTTCCAGAAGCAGGCCGCGAACGCCGCGCGCGTGATCAATACGGGGCTGGTTCGCGATGGAAAACACCCGCGCCCCAGTAGCATCGATCAGCGTGCCCGCGTTGCGCCTGCGATTGCCTTGCGGGTTCTCGTCGGCCCGCTGGATCGTAACGGCCGGGGGGAACGCTCCGCCATCGAAGGTGTAGGTCGCCAAGGCCCCCGCCGCACCTTCCTCCTGGATGACGACCGAGGCGACGTCCGACATGCCCCGTCCGGTGTCCAGATAGGCGGACAGATAGAGCAGCGTCGTGCCGTCCAGTTCGTCCATCTGGAACCCATTGGTGCCGCTGATGGTCTGGATCGATCCCCGCTGAACCACGCCGGGGGCGTTGTCGATCTGCGGCTTCGTCAGCACGGCCGGAGCAATGGCCCAGCGGATCGTTCCATGGCGGTTCACGGTGAAGACAGGGCCGCTTTCCGCAAAGGACAGGGCCAGTTCCGGTGCTGGCCCGACAGGCATCATATCGCTCCGGCGTATCGCCAAAGCCATGATCGTCAGATTCACACCTATAGGTCCGGCCATGATTCAGACCACGTAGGCGTGAATGCCGGTTGCGGTCGTTCCGGTCTGCAAGACCCGGATGGCCCCGACCGGAATTTCGGCAAAATCAGGCACCACGCGCGTCCTGACTTCACCCGCCGCGCTGATGAAACGAAGCGTGCCTCCAGTCTGCACGTGAAGCGCCGGAGCGATGGTGCCGTCGGGGTGGATGTCGGCCGTGTCCGAGGGCGAGACGGGGATCATGTCGCGGTACGGACCGGACAGTGGGCTGTTGCGAGAAAACGGGTTCTTCATCTTAGGTTCCTTTAAGACAAGCATCGGGAGATAAGGTCAAAGCCATCCGGTCTGGGTCAGGCCGCAAGGCCGTAGACGCTGGAGGCAAACTCACGGATCAGGCCATACGCCGCTTCGTTGCCTGCCTTGGTGACATCGATGTTGGCGATCATCACGTCCGCCATCATGCCGTCCAGCGGCGCGGAAGGCGCTCCGGCCGGCAGGTTGCCGTAGCCAAGAAAGAACGGAAGATCCTGCACCGTCTTCAGATCGGCATCGACGGCCACCGAGGCGGGGTTGTCATCGATCTTCATCTTCACCGTGCCGGTTGCCCCGTCGAAGGTCGCCAGCAGCAGATGCCACCGCCCGAGGTCGAAACCGCCTGCGGCGGGGTTCGGCTTGGCATCGGCCCCGTTCTGCACCTGATGCCGTGCCCGGCCGCCCGCGATCTCCAGATAGATGCGGTGATTGGTATCGGTGGTGGTGCTGTGTCCGATGACCGTGGGGGCGGTTGTGGCCGTATTGGCCGGAACGTAGATCACGACAGCTTTCGTGTACGCCCCCGTGGGAAAGGGGCCGTTGTAGTTGAAGCCATGATTGAAGAACACGCCCGCGGAATGCCCGTTGATCGCGTTCTCCTGTAGCGTAGGTCGCAAGGCGGGCGTGGCCTGAAGGAAAGACCGCGCTTTGCCGGACCTGTCGACCAGTTCCTGCACCCGCCCGCTGGCATCGAGCCTGGAGAACTGGGGACGCATGGAATGCCACGAATGCAGCCAAGGCTGCGCGGGCAGAAGCCGCGCCCAGTCACGCACCAGGCGCAGTCCCGGTGCCGGAGCAGAGGGGGTGAAAGGCAGGGTAATGACGCTCATGCGACGGTCTCCTCGAATGTGACAAGCCAGTTCGGCAGTTCGGTGTTGGGCAGGGTGACGGCGCGGCGCAGGCTGGTATCACGCACGTTGCCCCATGCGCCGGGGCGCTGGCCGTAGCCACCCGATCCCGGCCCGCCATTCTCCCCATAGACGGTGGAGGTGTAGGCATAGCGCAGCTTGCCGCCTGCGGCCTTGTCCAGCGTCAGGGTGATGATGCCCGCCACGGGATCGGTCAGGACCACGGAGGTGATATTTGCCCCCTCGTATTCGAAGCCGAAATTCGTCTGCTTGTTCAGCGTCGTCACATCGAAAAAGAGTGGGTCGCCAAAAGGAGTGCGCAGGGTCAGCGTGATCGTGGCCCCGTTGCGCGTGATCTGCTTGGGCATGGTGGGCCGGAAGCCGGTGTTCCCCTTCACGCAGATCTCGTGCCACGCCTGCCCTTGGTATTCCCCAAGGAGGTCCGTTGCCAAAGGGCGGAGGTGGACGCTGTCGGACAGCTGCGCCCAGTATTTGGGGCAGGACATGTAGAAGCCCGGCAGATCCCGCATGGCCTCGTATTGCGCGATCTGGGCCGGGGTGCCGGGTCCGGCATAGGAGCTGGACGACACCTGATCCATGATCAGATCAATCTCGGGGTGTCGCGCCGGAAGCAGGGGCCGATACTGCGCGTTGTAGCTCGCACGCAATGACACGAGCCCCGCCTTGTATTCGGCCAACGACGTGTCGCGGTCCTGTTCGCCTTGCGTCCACATGATCGCTGGAAGGGACACATCCCGCCCATATAAAGCCGCGATGGCGATGGCCCGCTGCAACTCGACCAGCCCGTTCAGGAAGCTGCCGCTATTGGCCTGCAATTCGCTGATCTTGCGCCCGCCCCGCCCGTGCCCACGCCAGACCATATCCATCACGGTCGCATTCATAGCGTTTCGCCGTGCGATCTGAGCCATCATGGACGACCCCGTGACCTGACCGCGCTGCTCCGTGGTTTCGTCGCAGTCGTCTTGCGCCGGGATGAAATCCACCAGCTTGGAGGCGTCCAGCGCCCCGCCGCTGACGCCCCGCAGGCCGGTGTTGAACATCCAGCCATAGGGCGTGTAGGGCGATGTTGCGAGGAAGCGGTCACCATCCGGGGGGAACGCACCACCGATGGCCCCCACCGACAGGCTTTGACCGGACTGCCAGATCAAAGCGATGGTGGGGGCGACGGTGCGGCGACCCAAGCCACCTGCCCCCGCGCCGATGTTCAGATCCGCCTTGAGTGCCGCCAGAGACGCCGCCGTTTGCTTGCCGAGTTCGAGTTCCCCGCTCACCACATGGATCCCGAGGGCGCGGGCAAAGGTGTGTGGGTCGAGCTTCAACCCCGCCAAGTTCACGACCTGGTCTTCACCGGGCTTTGCCAATGGGAAAACTACACCAGCGCCGTAGAGGTCGACCCCCAGCAGGCGGAGCGTCTCGTCGTCCAGCTTGCCGAATGCCAGCTTGCCAGTCACGCGGCTGAACGCCAGCAGTCGGATAAGCCCCTCGGCGGTTTCCTCCGGCGTCACGATGTCGACATAACCGTCTTCGCCCGCGACGGCCTTCCGGATGTCGATCTTGTCGCCCAACCGCATGGCAAGCGTTTTACGTGCTTCAATCTCCTCTTCCACATCGACCTTTGTGGCGCGCTCTGCGATCGCGGCGTCTCGGAGCTTCAGTGCTTCGTCCACCAGAAGCGTCGTGACCCGTTCCTCCAGAGCATCCTGCAGCCCGGTGACGGTCGTGATGGCTTGGGTGCCGGTATGCTGGCTGCGGTCCCGAACGATCTGCTGGGGGAGATCGCCCTGACGGCTCCAGCCACCCGAACCGACCGCACCGGTCTTTCGGTACTGCCCATTGTTCGCAGCCGTATCACCCGTCACGAAGGCGAGTGAACCTGCAGGCCAGTCAAGATCCGCACGCAGCAGGACGACGGTATCCACCTGCGGACCGAGTTGGGCCAGCATCTGTGCCAAGAAGCGGGCGACCTCGATCTGGACCGTGGACCCTTCCCGATTGCCGATCAGGCTGTCGATCAGCGAGACGCGGTTGAAATTGTCGGTGGATACACCTGTCATAGCGGCCTCACGTAAGGAACATGAGCGACCTCTACGCGCGCGAGGGGCAATCAGGCCGGGGGATGCCGTTTAGGCTATTGTATCACGTGATGAAGATCGTGAAGGGTCCGGCTACGGCACCAGGAACGCCGTCGGCGTTCTGCGGCTCGAGCCAGAGATGATGGGTGCCTTGTCCGAGGCAGGCGGTGGTCTCGACGTAGGCGACAACATCGTCGACGGTCCCGGCGAAGTCGGCAGTTGCTCCCAGAGCAAGACGTGCATTGCCGCTGACGGCCTGGATGCGATCCACACGGACGCCGGAGGCCGATGCTACCTGTCCGGGACGGTCGGACCCGCCTGTCAGGCGCGGCATGACACTGCCCGCGCTTGCCGTCAGGCGGTATCCGATGCGGATCCACTTCCCTGCGGCGACTGCGATCGGCTGAGACAGATCGCCTGCGGATCCTACAGCGTGAGTGGCCACCCCGCTGGCAATGGTCCAACCTGCACCACGTGTCCAGGAGGCAGCGGCCGACATGTTGCCGCCCTGCACGATGTCCTTGCGAGTCGTATCGCCCACCGCGAAGGAATAGGTCTGCTGGGGACTGACGGACACCGGAGCGCCAACGCTGTCCTTACCGCGATCCAGGCGATCGGATTGCGATCGGTAGATCTGCACCTGCGTCGTGGCGAGATCCGCGCCCGTGGCGAACTGGACCAGCGCGCCCCCCAGAAGCGGGCTCAGCAGCACGCCGTCCGTATCGAGTGCCTCCGGAATGGCCTCGTCGTTTTCTCCCACGACGAAGCTGATGATGGCAGTCGGTGCGCTTATCCGGCCTGATGACGTGAGCGATCGCGCCAGCAGCTCTACCTGCTGCCCCGCCGCATATCCGGTGATACTGCCCCCACCGTTGGCCACGGGGATGTCGAAGTTCGTCCAGACGGTGGCACCCGCCAGACGATGCTGGATGCGATAGGTCGAAACTTGGATTGCGCCGTCACCCTGTTCGATCTGGTAGTCCACAAGGTTGCGATCGTCAGTGCCTTCAATACCCGTTGAAACGGACGTGAAGCGCGGTGTGGCAGGGGCAATCAAGCTTGGTTCCAGCTCCTCGCCCACGCGGCTGGCATAAGGGGGGATTACGGCGGCATCCGTCAGCTGGTCGATGATAGGTGCGGCATCCACCAGGCGCACGAGGCTGGCCATGTCCTGCGCGGCCTCGATCCCCGCCACGCGCAGCTGGAACGTCTCGCGGGTGCGGATGCCAAACATGACCAGATCGCCCGGCTTAGGCAGCAGTGCGGGATCTCCGGCCGTCACGGCATCGGTCAGCCCTTCGGGCGCTGTGACCGGCACCACGAGGGAGACACCGATGGGATCATCCTTGCCGAACCGGCGGAATCGCAGGGCGTAATCCCCGCCCGCCGCGATCTCGACCAGCTCGTCCAGCAGGATCATCGTGCCCTGGACGTCGCGGACACGAGCGGATACCTGCACCTTGTCCAGGATATCATGAGACAGGCTGATCAGATCGCCACGGGTCGCGACCCGCGCCGGACCGTCCTGCGTGACCTGATAGACGTCGGGGCGATGGATCGTCTCGAAGGCACGGCGCAGGCCTTCGCGGTAAACCTCGGTTGCATCGGTCTTGCCGGGCAGCTGCAGTTCCTCGGTCAGGGTGATGTCGCCGGTGTAACCGGGCCAGCGGATCAGGCGTTCGGCAGGCTTGTAGTCATTGGCTGCATCCAGAAAGCTGACGCGCAGGGCATGCGGCGGATCGACATAGCTGCGGGTCGTGGTGAAGGCCCAGCTGTTGCGCGGGCTGATGTGGTCGATCACCAGTTCCTGCGGTCGATCGATAACCACGCCCCAGCGAACGCCGTCATGGCGCGGGCTGGCGCGACCGGCGGCCGCGATCTCGGTCAGCACATCCCGCAGGGTGGTGGCGGCATCCGACAGTTCTCGATCGTAATGCAGCCCCTTAAGGCGGCAGAAGTCGTGCCAGTCTTCAAGGGCCGCAAGATCGAGGCCTGCATCCGAGACCGGCCGCCAGTTCGCAGCGCCCTGCAGGACGTGCCGGAACAGCGCGGCCGGGTTGCGGGTCGCGCGCCGGATCCAGCTGTTGCTAGCGGCATCCCAATCCAGACAGACCCGTTCGGCCATCATGTTGATGTTGTCGAGCGAGCCGTTCAACTGGTGCGTCGCCTTGATCCGCATCGCGACGAGGGCGATCGGCTGGCCAAAGTTCAGTGGGTATTCGGGCCGCAACGTCTGCAGGCCCGCCCAGACGGTGCGGTTCTGGATCGAGGTGTCGGTGTTCTCCTCAGACAGCATCGTCATCCGGATCTGCCACCGGCCACGCGAGGCGAAGTTCCACGTGTGCTGGCGATAGAAGGCGTCGGTCTTGCGGGCTTCCACCTTCAGTTCGGTGACGGGCGTCCAGGCTTCGCCGTTCACGGGGCGATGTTCGATCCGGATTCGGACACTGGTCTGCTTCTTCTTGCCACTGTCGCTGATGCGCACCAGCCCGGCGGGCCATGCCAGGATGATCGACGCGCCCGCCGCATCCTCGCCCGTGGTGCGGATCACGGGTGTCAGTTCCGATGGTCCGTCGATCGTGTCGCCCATATCGTCGCGGGGACGCATCCGGGTCAGTTCGGCCCCGACGGTCTCCTCGACGATCTGACGGGGATAGAGGCTGAGCGGCAAATCCTCCGGCAGGCCCGACCGGACCTCGATCTCCACCTCGTCGTAATCCGCGATCGAGGTATCCCCGATGCGGAAGTCCGACAGCTGCAATTCCCCGTAGCCTGCAACGAAAGCCGTGCGCACATACTGCCAGTCGCCCACGATCTCGGTATGGCTTCGGGCCGCGAAGGGGGGTGCGATGCGAAGACGGCCCAGCACGTCCGGCACGGCCCCGTTCGGGTCCATGCGGTTCTGCCAGCCGGAGATGCTGTAGCGCTCCCGACGCTCCATGCGTTCAGGCCGGACGGGCGGGATCAGGGCGTTGATCAGCAGGTTGCCGATGACGGTGACACCGATGCCGATGACCGCACTGCCTACGGCGGCGGCCGTGGCTGCGCTCGCGCCGGAAAGAAGCACCCCACCAAGCTGCGCGCCCCAGACCTGCCCCATGGCGATGGCCCCGACGGCCACCGTGATTGCCAGAATCGATCGGAGGTTATCGCCCGAGGCGAGGAGGCGGATGACAACCCGAACCCCCGCCTTCGGCCTGACCAGAGGCCAGTGCACCGCTAAAACGACAACAGTGCCGCCTTCGCCGGTCAGGCTGACCCGGCACTGGCGCAGATCCGCGGGCGATGCCGCCGGAAGCGCCGCCGCGACCATCTGGGCCACAGTTGACCCTTCCGGCATGCGGAATTCGACACGGCCCGCGCCGGGATCGAAATGGGATGCGGCCAGCACGGGAATGGTCTGAAGGGACGCCACTGCGCCTCCGGAATTGGTTCAAGCGTAGCGGTAGTGTGCGACGAACCGATGCCGGAAAGGCCCTTGGGAGTAGTCTTCCACCTTGGCGCAATCCATGCGGGCCATGTGGATCATCAGGCCGTCCCGCAGGACGATGCCGATATGCGAGGCCAGCCCGCCGCGCCGGAAGACGGCAAGATCAAAGGCACGGGCGGGGCCTTCGACCAGATGCCAGTGCGGGGACGCGGCCTCGTGCCGGACAAGCGCCGCGATCTCCGCATGCTCCTCGGCCGAGATCCCGTCATACGCCGGAAGTCGGACGCCCAGTTCCTCGCTGTAGATGACGCAGGCAAGACCCCAGCAATCTGCTCCAGTTCTATCGCGCCCAAGCTCTGCCCAAGGCAACCCTACGTAGTGATTTGCCCACAGCATTTGAATTTAGATTCCCTTTTTCTGAAACAAATGCAGCCTCAAAAGATTTATCAGTATTGATGGAATAAAGATATTTTAATGGCTGATGATGAAATTGCGAGCATCAAAGATGTTCATATATACATGGCTGAAGATGCAAAATCAGGCGGTTTGGGTATTGAGAGCAATCTGCGAGAAGACCGTTATAAGATTAGCCAAGATATACTTATGATGATCATCGATAAACTGCGGCATCTCAATTTCACTTGGGAGGAACATCGCCGTGAGCTTGATCCGATGTCCGGCAAACCGGGTAGTTTACATATGGTGGCGGTGATCCGACCGCACGCCATTCGAACCGGAATTATTGAGGAATCCCAAGAAGTCACTATTATATTCGATACAAATAGCGGCCCTCAGGCCTTCGCTATGTCCACGAGTCAGAGTGAAAAACTAAGTGCAAGACTTCGTGCAGAGATGGTAAGACCTCCACTGAGAAAGCGCCGCAAACACTAGCTATGGCCCATATTTGAAGCATTGGTGATATTCGCATCACTGATGCAGTCCTGGAAACCGCTCGCGGGTCATGCGCCCGGCCGGATAATGCTCCTGCTCGATCTCCTCGCGGCTGATGGCCAGAACGATTTGCCCGCTGTCGATATCGGCCGAGCGGATCTGAAGGTCGGTAAACTCGACCTCGACCACGTCCGGGCTGGAGGCCAGCACCACGGCCAGGGCGACCGTGGCAGGCGACGTGAAGGATCGCACGACATCGACCATGCGGCGGTCGAGGTTCTCAAGGATGACGGTGGCGGTGGCCGGTGCATCCTCCAGATCGGACGGCAGCACGGTGGAGGCGATGATCCACAGATACGGATCTGCGATGGGATCCGCGCCCCGCCACGTCGATCGGGTGCCGTAATAGAGCGGATCGTCCGACAGGCGTTCGGTATTGTCCGTCGACAATCGAATCGGGCGTTCCAGCTCGGGATGCGCAATCTCGAACAGCACGACATAAAGTTCGCCCGTCGTCTCGGCATCCTGTGCCAGGCGGGCGTTGAGGGAAACGCGCCTCATGGCATCACCTGAACCGCAAAGGCCTTCCGGAACTCCACGTCGCCCACGATCGTCTCAACGGGCGGGGTATCACCCCAGGCGCACAGCCAGCGGCGGCTGAGAAGGATCGGCACATCACCATTCAGCATCGGACGGCCCCCGGAGGTCAGCGCCTGCCAGCCATCCGTCGTGGGATCCGGCATCCAGAAATAGGACGTGCCGCCCGCGCAGATCTCCTCGTAGAAGAAATCGAATTGTGCCTTCTGGTCACGGGTCATGACGACCGAGAGGGTGACCAGACGCGCCGCGCTGGAAAACCGGCGGCGATAGGACTGCGGACCTGCATCGGACTGACGGCGAAGGCGGGCGTCCTGCATCTGGACCTGCCAGCTGTCGCGCTCGATGCGCACAAGGGCTTCGGGCCACTGCGGATAGCTCATCTGTGGATCCCCGGCCGACGAAGGTTGTATTCGGACTGCATAGTCTTGCGTGCGGCCCCGCCCGGTGCCTTCAGGCCGGTCGAAACGGCATCCGACAAGGCGAGCGCATATTGCTTCTGTCCCTTGGCATCGGTTGTCTCAGTGATCTCGGCCTGAACCTGTGCGGACGAATTGTTCTGCACCTGGATGATCGGCCGCGCATCGATCGTGGCCGTACCGGAGGATTGAGAGGCCAGCGACGACAGGGACGAAATCAGCGCCCCCGCATTCTCCAGTGCGCGGCTGGTCATGATCTCCTCGCCGCGACGGGTCATGGTCAGGCGCTCGTCCCCCCGCATCGTGTCGCCATGCCCTGCCAGCGCATAGCTGCGCATGACGCCCGGTGATCCGGTATGGTTCGTGCTGAGGCTGGCAGGACGTCCGACAGGCCGAATGCTGGTTGTTGGCGCAGAGCTGCCAAGACTGCCGCCCAGCCAAGACCCGAGGCCCTGCGTCAGCCAGCCCATCGCCTGGTTCATGCCGGGTTGAACGGTCTGTTGAAAGGCCATGCGCGCGAACTGCTCCAGTGCAAATTCCACGAGGTCACCGATCTCGGCCTTTCCCGTCTTGGAGAAGTTGACGAAGGCATCTTCACCGGCCTTGCCCCATCCCGTCACTAATTCCTCTGCTGTGTCTGCCCAGGTGGTCAGATTGTCCTCGGCCGAGATCAGGCCGCGTTCGATGCCCGCCGCCCAATCATCCCGGCGCTTCAGGTCGTCTTCGTAGGCTTTCTTCAGGCGCTCGTCGTAGATCGTCTGCACATCGTCGGCGAATTCGGCATAGCCGCCCTTCGCCTTGTCGAGCGATGCAAGCGCCTTGTCACGCCATGCGTTTGCGGCGGCGAGATCGGCCTCGTAGCTGGGCTGAAGGCGGGCCAGTTCGCGCTTGATTTCGGACACTGACGAAAGGCTGGAGCGCTCCGACTGCCCCTTGGGCGGCTTCTTGTTCGCTTCCCTTTCGCGATCGCGAGCCGTGCCTCTTGCATCGTTCAACTCGTCGTCCAGGGCATCCCCACCGGCGTCCCATGCGTATTGGGCGCTGGCGGCGATACGCCCGGAGAAACCGGCCCCCTGCGACCGGGCATTGAATTCGGCTTCGCGGCGGCTGGCCTGCCCGCGCCTGCGGGCCTCATCCACGGTGGCACCTGCGTTCAGGGCGGTAATCTCCGCCCGCTGGGCTGCCCGTTCCACGGCCTCGCCGCCCAACGACGTGATGGCGGACAGGATACCCTCCACCTGACTGCGGACATCGCCCATGCGATCCGCCCAGTCCGAGGCCGCATCCTGTGCCGCGACCGTGCTGTCATAGGAGGCCATCAGATTGTCGAGCGCGGCCCCCGTGTGGCCCTCGCGCTCCAGTTCCAGCTCGTAGTTCTGACGAGCGACCTCTGCTCGCGTCGCTTCTGCTTGACGGCTGTCGTCACCGTAGGCCGCAATGGCTTCGGCAACCGCCAGCTGCTGCTGATCGATGCGCAGCCGCTCCTCGGCGTCACCAGTCAGCCGCGCCGCCTCGGCCGAGCCGTTCAGACTTGCTTCAAGGCGCGCGGTGTCGGTTACAACAACCCCAAGAGTGACGAGCATGTCCTGCAGATCGGACTTCATGGACGCGAAAGGTGCATCACCCTTCATGTCTCTGAACAGATCCTGGACGCGACGGGCCACGGCTTCGATATCACCCGTCTCCGCCAGGGAATTCAATTCACCCCGGCGCTCTGTGAATTCACCGAGCGAAAGTCCCCGGCCCTGCGTAAGGTCGGCATAATTCTCCTCGGTCAGCCGCTGCTGGATTGCGCGCGAACGATCCCCCGACATGATCGGAGCGCTAAAACCGGCTTTGAAACCTGCCCAAGCGGATTGTCCGAGCGTGGGGTCGATGTTTTCCCGCAGGGTCTTGTCGAGAGTGTCCCGAAGGTTTTTCAGCTCGGCCGCTCGATCGAGTTCAAGAAGCATCCCGGTCAGGGTACGAACCTCTCCGGTAAAACTGCCGAACGTCTCATCAAGGTTTTTGTCACGAAGGACCGATAGCCGTTCATCGACGGATTGCAGCGTCTGATCGAGTTTTCCCAGCCGCTCATCCAGGTTGCCCGCTGCATCACCGCTTTTGAACAACATGGCGATAAGGGGTGTGGCAAGCGCCGCTGTAAGGCCGAGCACGGCCCCAAGCGCCCCGAAGCCCCCGAGCAACTGGGGAGCTTGCTGGGCGAAGGCCATGGTGGCGGACTGCCCGGATTGAACCTGAACGATGAAGTCGGTCAGCTGGAACGATACGTTCTGAATGCTGCCGCCCATGCGGCCTGCCCCACCAACCACCCGGCCTTGCGCTTCAGCCAGCTGAACGGAGGCTCGCGCAGCCTCTTCCTTCGTCACGATACCCTGACGCACGGCGCGTGTCAGCAAGGCCTCTTGCTGGGCCAGTTCGGCCGTGGCGCGGGCCGTGGGATCCAGCGCCAGCATCAGCTGCCGGACGGCGCGTTCATCCTCCTCGATCGCCTGCTCGAAGGCCCGCGCACTTTGCACGGCCGGGTTCTGGGCGCGCACGAAGGTCTGATACCGCGCCTCGAGCTGCTGAAGCGTCCGTGCTGCCGCCTCATTCGTGGCAGAGCCGGTCTCCACGGCCTGCCTGACCGCCCCTTGCGCCGCTTCGAATTCCCGCTGAGCTCGCACCAGCGGGTTGAGGCTTTCCTCGATCGACTGATAAGCCCGCGCGGCCCGCGTTGCCTGTTCCTGCTGAAACGCGGCCAGTTCGCGGGCACCCTCAAACACCTCGGCACTGGAACCTGCCGATCGGCGGTTCTGACCAAAGCTGTCGAAGACGCGATCGAGCCGTTGGGCCACCTGTGATTGTCGATCGAGTTCGGTAGCTGCGCGAGCCATGCCGGAGGCCGTGGCCTCGGCCTCCTGGCGAAGGCCGCGCAGGCTGTCGGCCGCCGCGCGGTTTTCAACGACAACGGCCCGCGCATCGGCCGTGACGATCAGGCTGGCGCGCATCTCGGTCATTGGGCGGTCCTCATCAGCTTCAGCGCCTCGCGTTCCAGAATGGCTAGCCCGTCCAGAAGGCGGGCAGACGGCGTGATCCCCAGCCAGCGGGCGGCGGTATCCACTGCCGTAAGATCAAGCGAAACGGGCTTTGTGGCCCCTAGACCGATCCCCGCCATGCGCCACTGGCCGGAGGAGGCGAGGGCGAGGCGGATCAACGGGCGGTCGGATTCGGGCAGGATCAGGGTTTCCCGCTCTTCGCCCACGATGGCCCGTGCGGCCTTTTTTGCCTCCGCCCGGTCCAGTCCGGTTTCGGCGGCGATGTCGTCAATCAGGTCTTCGGAAACCGCCGCACGGCCCCAGATGATCCGTGCGGCGTCGATCAGTTTTTTTCCCGAATACCCATGATTGCGTCGTGAAGCGCATTGTCGACTGCCATCCGGATCGGTCGCTGCTTCAGGAGGCGATCGCGGTTCTCGGCCGTGTATGCCAGTTCCCCGCCGCCCTCGATCTTGATGCCGGACCAGCCGATCCAGAATTTTGCCAGTCGCTCGCGCACCTTGTCGATCATGGCGGGCATGTCGGGGGCGTCGATCTTCTCGAAGATATCCTTTTCGTCGTCCGGCATCAGGAACGTCGCCGTGAAGGATTGCTCGGCTCCCCCCGGAAAGGTCACTTTTACTTCGGCATCGAAGGTGTAGCGGTCTGTGAAGGTGAACATGGGCGTCCTCAGGAAAAGCGGATTTCGAGATCGTCGTTGCCGTTCAGGGGCAACATGGTCAGATCCAGCGATATGCCGAGATCGCCCTCGATGTCCTGGTCGCCCGCCCACTTGATCAGCACCTTCGGGGCCGTGATGGTCAGAGTCTTCCCAGCTTCCTTGCCGAGCGTCCAGACCAGCGGTTCGGTGATGCCCTTCTTGATCTGGGTCAGCAGATCCTTCGTGGCCAAATCCGGCCATTTGACGGTCATCGCGCCGGTGAACCGACGGGCGCTAAGGGAGGTGCCACCGCAGTTCATGTACTTGTCCACCGTGGGTGTGCGGCCGTCGGTAAAATTGAAGCGCGTCGCGCACAGCTTGGTGCCTCCCAGGGCGAAGGCAAACATGTTCTCGGGGTTGGCGATCAGGGCGCGGGGCCATGCCTCGAAGTTGTGCGGCTCGGAGACAGGGGCCACAGGATCAACATAACGGCCGCGACGGTTGAATCGGAAAAACGGCCTGCGGGCGTTCTCGGCCGTGAAGGAGAAACCGCCGCGAACGCCGGTGACTGTCTGCATGATCGCCCCGTTTCGCATCTGCATGGTGCAAGACGGGATCTCCTTAAGGGGATCTGTGGGCGTGAATACGATATCGCCATCGTCGTCGGTCATGTCCATGCCACTGGACAGCAGCAGATGGGCATAAAGCAGCGCTCCATTGGCGACAGGAGGGGCCGCCTCGACGTCGTATTCGGCACCGGCGTGGATGTTGTAGGCGTCCTCGCCCTGAGCGCCCTCCGTGCCCCTCACGAAGTTCTGCTGCTGGTAATCCGCCTCGAAATGTCGGGCGGTGAAGTTCATGGCCAGCACGGCATCCGACGCCGTGGTGGCGACGGCCGTGCCGGACGTGACTTCGATCTTCTCGCGGATCAGGCGTTGTGCATAACGCGCCATGGTCGTCTCCTAAGTGATCTGGATGCGCCGGTCGTGGCGCAGGGTGAAATCGTCCTGCCAGAACAGCGCACCGTCGGCGGCGATGCCGCTCTGGAGTGCGCCACGGGCAAAGCGGAAAGCCTCGTCGGCCCCTTCGGGCACGAACCGGCCAAGGGTCAGCAACAGGCTCTCGCGCAGGGGCCGAAGGCCCTCGCCCGCCTGCGTCCCTGTCCGGTCGGTGATGTCGCGCACGGCCATGATGATGCCGATGCGGGACGTGATCTTCTGGTCGATCACGTCGCCGGTGGCGTATTTCGCCTCGCCAGCGCTTTCCCCCGTCAGGATCACCCAGGCAGTCGGGAAAACGAGCGTGTTGGACCGCACCGCCCCGAAATCGCGGGCGAGACCGACGAGCCGGAACACGGGCATCGCGATACGGATGCGGTCGGCAACGACGGTTGGATCAAGCGTCAGCATCAGATGCGCCCTCCGAGAATATCGTCGAAGAAGACGGTCGTGACGTCGATGATGGTGTTTACGTCTTCAGGGGAGACGCCCAGGTAAGGCCGTGCCGGTATCGTGACTTCCCCTGCCATGACGCGCTGGCCATTGGGCAGGGTGAAGGACAGCGCCCCCGCCGACACCGGGCGGATCGTCCTGCCGGTCTGGTGGACGCCCGCATAAATCATGTTCGAGCCGACCCGCACCTGACGGGGCCCCGCCTCCGCATTGATCGACCGCATGAGTAGACCGGAGTCGTGGAGGGTCGGCCCGCCTACCTCTTTGGCGCGCAGGCTTTTAGGCCATACCACGCCGTCGGGGCTTTCGTTGGTGGTGGCGATCCGTTCGACGGCCGCGTTCACCAGGACAGCGCCGATGTCGTCCATCAGCGGGGTCAGATCGTCTGCGGCGGCTGCGGCCTGGTCAAATGCCGAAACCGCCTGCAGGTCGTCGAGGTCGAAGCGGTAATTGACGGCCATCAGAAACCTTTCAGGCTCTTGCGGGTCAGGCGGCGTTCCGGCCCGTCCGTCATGGCGACGCCCGGCGAGGTGACCTCTGTCGGTGTTTCGCTGCCGCCCCCGATCGCGGTCTCGCCACGCGCAATGCTTTTCAGGGTGTTGATCGCATCGGTCCGCAGCTTGCCAAACGTCGCCATGTCGTGGCCGAGGTTCACGTAGAGCCGGTGCATCGCCAGATCCCGCGCCATGACCGACAGGATGCGGGGCGGTGTGGCAAGCGGCAAGGCGACAACCTTGGCGATATAGCTGTCGATCTCGGCCGAGGCATCTTCCAACGCCTCGGTGATCCGTGCGTCCGATGCCACCCCCGCCCCCTCGAAATCGGTGAGGAGCTGGAGGTCGCGTTGCGTGATGGCCCCCTTCAGCTGGGCGATGGTGGCATATGACATGACGGTCAGCCCTTGATTGCGGTCAGCGTGAAGCGGGGATCGCCCACCAGCTGCGCACGTTCGAGGAGCGACAGATCGGCCGCCGGGATGATCGTCTCTCCTTGGGGCCAGCGGCGACCGGCGCGACGGCGTCCACCCTCGACCGAGCACGTCACGCGAAGGTGGGGTTCTTCCCCGATGAGCGCGGTCACCGCCCCTTCGAAAACCGTGTCTAGCGTCGCTTCCAGCCGGGGGGCGTCTGAATGCGCATAGGCCTCGGCAACTGCCGTATCGCGGAACGTGGTCGAGGCATCGGCCTGCATGGGCGTTGCGGCTGTCACGGGGTCGATCGTGGACAGCACCGGCAAGACGACGGCCCGTTCGGGTTCAGGCGTGTTGGGGAAGGCTAGCGTGGTCGAGGCTGCGGGATCGGGGTTGATCACGGGCGTGACGGCTGCCTCGCTCGACACAACGAAGGTGGCGGGATCAATCAGAGCTTCGATCAGGTTGCCCTCGGCATCCAGCAGGCCTGTCACCTGCGTCTCATCCGGAACCACCGGCGATACGGGCAGATCGGTCGTGGATCCGGGCAACGTCGAAGTCTCCACGCCCGAGGTGGACGCGACGGTGCTGGCATTGGTGCGGAGCGGGTTCTTGGCACGGGACATCTCTGTTCCTCCTTCAGGAAAGGTCGGCAGGCATCAGGCCCGCCGAACCGGGATCGTCACGCCCTGATCAGATCAGGGTCAGGCGGCTTTCGACGTGAAGTGCTGCCGTGTTGCGCCACACGTTGGTCGCACCGGCGGCATTGCGTTCCGCGTTCAGCAGCTCCAGTGCCGCGCCTTCAAGCGGGGACGGCACGACCAGAAGCTTCGGCTTCAGGTTCAGCTTGCGGCCGCGATGACCGCGCGCGGTGGACATGGCCACGCGGGCGGCCTCGTAGCTCTCGGCCGTCAGGGGCTGGCGCGAGGCGTAGATCAGCTGCCATGCACCGAAGCCTGCGGCGCAACGGCGCTTAGCCCCCCAGACGAACTCGTCGTTGTCGAAGACATTGTCGTCGGTCAGCGACGTCTTGGGGGTGATCTGGGGGGCCTGACGATCCTGGAAGATCATCGGTTTGATCGCGCGGCTGTCGTCGATCAGATACCATGCAGGCCCTGTGCCACCGCCGAAGTTCGAGACCGACACTTCGCGGCCCAGCTCGTTGACCACCGGGTGATCGGTGTCGAAGAACATCTGTCCGTCATAGTGCTCGTGCGCAAAACCGCGCTCCAGTTGGTCCCAGACCAGATCGTCGGGCAGTTCGGCCGCGACCTGTGCCATGTCTTGCACGATCGGGGTGTAGAGGCCGACCTGATCATCCGCGATGTCATCGACCGAGACCGCGATCGTCTTCTCGAACTTGCGGTTGGTGATGACGAAGCCGTTGGTTTCCAGCCGCTCGACGTAGCGTTCACCGATCCATTCGCGCATCGGACCCATCTCCGACAGACGCGGATAGGCCTGCGTGCGGGTGGTGGACTTCACCACCATCGCGATGCGGTTGTAGGTGGTTTCAACGCCCGTCAAACGCTCGTTGAAGGCAACGTTGAAGGCGGTGTTCAAGGCCGCGAGGGCCGTCTTGGTCAGGTTCATGATGTCCCTCAGAGGATTTCGACGACGACGCCTTCGGGCGTGACGTCCAGGCATTTCCCGGCGATCAGCGTGCCCGCCGCGCCGACGGTGTTGTCATCAACGACGAAGACGTTGCCGCCGATGTGGGTGCGGTTGATCGACCCGTTGCTCGGGACCAGAAAGGCCCCCCGCTCGAAGTCGACACCCGCATCGCCGATCGCGCCGCCGGTGTTGTCGGCCTCGGCCAGCGCCACGCCACGCATGCGGGTGGCGGTCGGGATGGCCGGAATGGCGTTGCCCGCTGCGTTCAGCGCCACGAGGGCACCGGCGAAGATCACGGCACCGGCCGCGACCGGATCGCGGAAGCGCAGGCCGTTGCCGACGCGGGTGCGCGGGGTGTTCTTGGTCAGCGCGGTCATGTCAGACCTCCTTTGCAGCTGCGTTGCGGGTGGCGAGGAACTTGTCCTCGGGCACGCCGATCAGAGAGGCCATCTGGCGCTCCTCGTCGGACAGGACGTCGGTCTTCACGGGGGGCAGCCTGCCTGCCAGCTGGCGCTGGCCGAGCGGGATGCGGACCGGGGCGACAGCGGCCCAGCCCTCGAACTGGGTGACGTCGACCGAGGCCAGCTGGCGTGCCCACGGCTCCATGTCAGGGGTCAGCTTGCCGTCCGCACGGGCCTTCTCCAGCACCGCATCCACGACGCGTGTCTGTTCGGCTTGCTGCAGGGAGGCCAATTGGGTCTGGACGCCCTCGAACATGGACATCGGAACGAACGCCGCCGGATCGGGGGCTTGTGCTGCCAGCTTGCTGCAGATCTGGGTGATGACATCATCACCCTCGACCCCTGCGGCCGTGGCGATAGAGGCGAGGTTGGTTTCCGTGCCGAGGAGCGCGGTCACGCGGGCGACGATGTCGTCGGGCTTGTCGACGGCAATGCCGACGAGGCCCGCGATTTTCTCGAGGGGATCCATGTCATCTTCCTTGGATGCGAGTTGGCGAAGCTGGGGGAGTGCCGGTTCGTTCACGAGGCCAGCGCCATCGATGCCCACGACCCGGCCGTCCGGAAGGTTGCGGAACACCGGCGAGATGAACCGGAAGGACCGGTCCTGAAGGGCGCGTTTGCCCTCGGGCGTCCAGCGCACTGAGGCCATGACCCGTTCGCCCTCGACCTCAAGGCCGGTGATCCATCCCGCCGCGCGGCTGTCGCGCAGGGTCTGCTGGGCCATGGAGCGATGGTCGAAGTCGATCAACAGCTCGTTGCCCCGCGCACGGGACAGGCTGTCGGCCAGCACCTGCTGGACGTTGTCGATGCGCATGGCCTGCACACCGCGCCGATCGCCAAGGCGGAACTCGCCGAGCGGCATAAGCTCGATCCGGTCATCCGAGGCGGAAACCTCGGTCACGGTGCTGCATATCTGTTGAACGGTTCTGGTCATGACAGCGTCATGCCATGAGGTGCGCGATCAAGGCCGGGGGATGCAGTTCAGGGGGGATGCGGGTGTCCGGCGCGATCGCACGTGATGGACTGGGCCAGACTACCGTTCAATTCCGCCGGAGCGGCTTCAAAAACGGCCATGTCCCGATTTCGGCGGGAATGATGGCCTATAAGGGTCAACGGGGCTTAGCGGGTCGCTCCTGAGCTAATTTGTCTTCGAGCTCCCCGATATGAAGCTCGGCTTCTGCCAGATAGAATGCTAGCGCATATCCCGGCCGATCTAGTTCCAGCTCTTGGCGATATCGCTTCCACCCTTCCAAATCATTCAGGGGCGGCCTGGCTCGTTTGTGTATCATGGTTTGTCCTCAGGGGTAGTCGTCGTGTCGACTTATACCCTCTTCGTTTGTTCCATCGTTTGGCGATGGCCTCCGCCCCTCGCAGACAATCCGAATGATGTGTTCTATTTACCCTGAGAAACGGTCTGCTGCGTGTTGGCCGCCTCTAGATAGGCAATATTCAATTCTGCAAACCAGATGTCGTTTTCAGTGGGATTCACACCCGGCTCCGAACGCAGCCAATCGAGATGCTGCTTCCAGCTCTCAAGATCGAACGGATGCGGCGTTTCATATAGCGCGGTCATCGGTCAGGCTCCTCATCAGATCTGCATAGCGGGCAACGAGCTGTCGGTTACGTTCTGACATACCATAAGAATAGGTAAGGACGCCCCGCCTCTCAAGCCATTGCATCATGGCATGCTGATAAAGCGTAATCCCTTCGGTCGGATCTATCGAGGCAAACCGGTCCCAATGTGAGAGCGCACGTTGCACGAATTCTGCGACTGGCAGGCGCATCGGTTCGGTTCCGCGCACTGCCCTCCAGATCGAGCCGCTCGGCGAAATTGCCGTGATTGCATGCCCCTGCGCATCTAGGGTCTAGACTCATTGAGTTTCAGAGCCAGAACAGGACGGTTGCAGCCAAAGCGATAACCGAAAGGTATGTCTCCGGGCACCTGTCGTAACGCGTGGCCACCCGCCTCCAGTCCTTCAGCCG